CGGTCATTAACCGACAGCACTGCCTCCCCGGTTTAAACAACTAATGAGGTAGAGCACGCCAATAACTCCCTAGACAGACCTCGCTTGATTGCTTGCATTCTTGCGTCCAGTAAACGTAGTAATACGTGTCATTGGCTAAGCATGTGAGAAGACATGCCATCACTTTAATCGGTGATGATTTCTTTTAATGTAATGACAAAGAACTTTATAAATTCAGTATCCTTATCATTCATTAGTCCGAAATCAAGGTTAAATCGTAAGAGCTGGATTTCCGCAAGGGAATTCAAACCCTTTTACGATTTAATCAGTTGGGCTTTTGCTATTGACAAAGAGATGCAGGTACCTTTAAAGTTACTATCAAAGAGAATCCTAACTCTATTTAAAAAGAGTGGACCTAACTTTGCTTTCCTGTATATGAAGGAAGTGTCAAGGTTAGTGATTCGATTTGTTAGTGGTCACCCTGAACTAAAGAGCCGAAAGGTTCTGGTTTCGGTTGATCCCATGGGCCTTCCGAATATAATTCCTGTTGCGTTCAGAACACTGATTCGTAATGGGGATTATCAGATGTTAAGAGTAATCTTAACGTCGATTTCAATATACAGAGTTTTCCCTACGAAGCCTCGTGTTGACCTTGGTACTATCACTGATAGTTTTACGGGCGTGACGAAAGTCTTAGATCCGACATTGTTGGCGCGGGCGGTTAAGGAACTCTTATCTACTCGTCCGAGAAAGGCAGACCTGAAATTTATAATTCTGGAATCCGCTTCTCCACTGGCTAGTAAGTCCACTATATCTTCTATATTAGATGTAATGGCTTTCTGGGACAGACCAAAGTCAGCTCTATATATGCTGGCTATGGTTCCTTTTACTATTAAAGGAGTCCTGTTCACCGTGTGGTTTCTCACTGTGGCTGTATTTTTACTTCCGGCTTTCATTTTGATTAAAATGATCAAGGGGTGGTCGACTAGACTGCCCCTTGGTAAGCTTTCCGTTGTATACGACCAAGCAGGTAAGGCTCGAATTGTAGCTATGACTAACTACTTTATTCAAGTTGTTCTTAGACCGGTTCATGTCTTATTATTTGATCTGTTATCTCGCATACCCCAGGATGGTACGTTTGATCAGCACGAGCCTCTTAGAAATTTAGTGAAAACTGAATCTTCTGAGTGGTTCTACTGTTACGACTTATCAGCCGCAACCGATAGATTACCCATAAACGTTCAGGCCCAGGTTCTCAATATAATTGAACCTGGACTTGGATCTAAGTGGTCTAACCTACTGGATATAGAGTGGTTATGGAAACGTAACTATTATCGATATTCGGTAGGGCAGCCAATGGGTGCTTTAAGTTCTTGGGCGTCTCTCGCTTTCACACACCACTG